CTAATCCACGGATATGCTCTTAGTTTTCATTTTGAGTTCGAATGCGACACATTAGATGCTCGCAATTGGTGTATGGACTTCGGTGGATTAAAAAATCTAAAACATAACTTAGAAGATTGGTTTGATCATACACTATTAGTTGCCCAAGACGATCCCCAGCGTGAAGAACTATTACGGTTGGGCTCATTAGGTTTGGCTAAAATCACTGAAGTAGAAAAAACAGGCTGCGAAGGTATTGCAGACTTCTTATATGAATACGTAAATACCATTTACCTTCCAAGCTTTGGAAAAGGTGAAGCAGAACGTGTTTGGTGCTGTCGAGTAGAAGTTCGCGAAACAGACTCAAACATGGCCATGCGTATAGGTCATAGAGAAGATAAAGAGTTCGTATAAAGGAAAAATTATGTTAAACAATCTCTTAAATGGAGTAGATCGTGTATTAGCTCTACGCTTGATGCTGGCACATATTGTTATTATTGCCATTAGTAACTATGTGGTGCAATTTAAATTTGATGTATTTGGTCATCCATTGGCCGCGGCTGCATTTACATTCCCCTTAGTTGTAGTCTTAACTGATCTTACTGTAAGACTATTGGGCAAACAAACAGGTCGTGCAGTAGTAGGTATGGCATTTATTCCTGCTATCATTGTTTCAATGTTAGTGGTTAAATTAGGCGGTGCTCCAGACTCAGTTGCATTTAGGATTGGACTTGGTAGTGGCATGGCCTACTTCATCAGTAACTTGTTAGATGTCTATGTGTTTCAATACTTCCGTGAAAAGTATCAGTCATGGTGGATTGCTCCAACATTAAGCTCTATCGTAAGCACGTTTATTGATACTTATGTGTTCTTCTTCACAGCATTTGCCTATGGTGCCAATGAGTTTATGGCTGCTAACTGGCATGTTGTAGCTACCAATAACTCAATCAGTAAAATTATTGTAAGCTTGTTAGTAATCCTACCTGCTTACGGATTACTATTGAACTGGCTACAAAAGAAACTTGAAGAAAGACAAAATGATAACACAAATACGTGATATCCAGATAGGTAAAGGTCACCCGTTATGTGTAATAGCGGGCCCTTGCCAAATTGAAAACAAGACCCATGCTGAATTCCTAGCAGGAAAAATAAAACAGGTTTGCGATAGTTTAGAGCTTCCTGTAATTTATAAAAGCAGTTTTGATAAAGCTAATCGCAGTAGTCATCGGACTGGACGTGGTGTTGGCATGGAAAAAGGACTACAAATACTCAATGATATAAGATCAAAATTTGATATCCCAGTACTAACAGACATACACGAATCATATCAAGCTGCTATTGTGGCCCAAGCTGGCATAGATGTCTTACAGATACCAGCGTTCCTATGTCGTCAAACTGACCTATTATTAGCTGCTGCCAATACAGGCAAGGCTATCAATGTTAAAAAAGGTCAGTTTCTTGCACCACACGACATGGAGAACGTGGCTAAGAAAATTTCCAGTACAGGCAATGAAAACATATTATTATGTGAAAGAGGAGCAACTCATGGATATAACAATCTTGTTGTGGATATGCGTAGCCTGCCTATTATGGCAAGGACTGGTTACCCTGTGGTTTATGACTGTACCCACAGCGTACAGCAGCCTGGAGGATTGGGTACCTCTTCTGGCGGGGATCGCGGGATGGTCCCTTACCTCGCAAGAGCAGCAGTTGCCACCGGAGAAGTAAGTGCCGTTTTTATTGAATGCCATGAAAATCCAGACTATGCTCCTAGTGACGGCCCGAATATGATAGTTCTGGATAATTTAAAACCTTTGCTAAAACAACTTAAAGAAATACACACCTTAGTAAATGGATAAATGGATTATATGTCTTAAACATGGAGACAAATATTCATCTGTTTATGTAAACAGATTGTATAATATGACTAAACGTCATAGCAAAACTAATTTTAAATTTGCCTGCTTGACCGAAAATAGTTCAGGATTAGATCCTAACATAATTGTTATTCCGTTACCATCAGTAGACTTAGTAGGATGGTGGTATAAGGTTTGGATATTCGATAGTGATTTTCCATTAAAAGGACAACTACTATATATGGATTTAGATATTGTTATTATTAATAACTTTGATCATATGTGGGATTTTGAACCAGATAAATTTTCTATTATACGAGACTTTAATAGAAAATTTATAAGTAATTACGAAAAATTTAACAGCAGCATTTTTAAACTTAAAACTGGTTCATTCCCACATGTCTGGAACAATCTTAAAGTTAACCCAGACATGATGCGTAGACTTCATGGGGATCAAGATTGGATTTTTAAGCAGATTAAATCTAATTTTACCTTTTGGCCTGAAGATTGGATTCAAAGTTATAAATGGGAAATAAGATCAAAAAATGATTTAATTGCAGAAAATGGCAAAAGAAAATTTAAAAATATAGCCGCACCATTTATTAAAAATGACACAAGTTTTCTCGTATTTCACGGAGACCCTAAACCTGAAGATGTAAAAGATCCAATTATTGTTGACAACTGGCAATAAACTGTGTATCATACAAACATGAATAAACGTATAGGCTTTGCCTGCAAATGGATTGACCATCCTGGTCAAGTCGATGGTATCAAACCCAAAGACGACTGTAAAAAATACAACACAGGTTCCACCACTGTGGCTTGGTTAAATAGACAGACCAAAGATCGTGCTGTAGAAAAACTTTGGGAATTAACAAAACAAAATATTGAATCTACGAGATTGCTAGTAGAAAAGGTAGGAAATTTAGACCATGGACTTAGAATGGTTCGTTTATCAAGCGATATATTACCAGTATATACAGAGCCTACTTGGTGTTGGTTTTGGCGTCAACCTGACGTTATCGCTTATGCTGAAAAACACTTTGCCAAGGTTGGTGACCTTGCTCGTAGCCGTAGTGTGCGTCTGTCTTTTCATCCTGGTCAATTCACAGTTTTGGCTTCAGATAATCCAGACATTGTTAATAGAAGCATAGAGGAGTTTGAATATCATGTGGATATGGCCCGTTGGATGGGATACGGTAAAGAATTTCAGGACTTCAAAATTAACGTCCACATCGCGGGTAGAGCCGGTCCCCAAGGTATTCGAGCAGCACTTAAGAGACTGTCTCCAGAAGCAAGAAACACAATTACCATCGAAAACGAGGAAATAAGTTATGGACTCGATGACTGCCTTTCTATTAGTGATGTCGTTCCTATTGTTCTTGACATACATCATCATTGGATTCGCGAAGGCTCATATATCCAGCCTGGAGATGACCGTGTTAAAAGGGTTATCGATAGTTGGCGTGGCCGCCGTCCTACTTGCCATTATAGTGTCAGTAGAGAGGATATCTTGGTTGACCACTGCCCTCATACACCTCCCAATCATAAGGTTCTCTTAGAATCAGGACATAAGAAACAAAAACTGCGGGCCCATAGTGATTTCTATTGGAACACCGCAGTTAATGAGTGGGCACTTGGCTTTTTAGAGTCTCACGATATCATGTGCGAGTCTAAGGCTAAAAATCTAGCCAGCTTTAGCCTGCACAAACAGGCTAAGGAATTAGGCCTTAGTTGAAGGCTTACGTCCGGTACGCTTTTTTACTTCTGCTTTAACTTCTTCTACCTTGGCCTTAGCCTTGGCCTTGCCTCGCTTAACTGCTTCTTTAGCATCAGCAAGATCTACTTTACCATCTTGATTTAGGTCAAGTGGTTTAGCGGCTTCTTCTACCTTTTCTACTACCTTTTCTACAACAGGTTGAGCAGCAGCCTTGAGCTCTTCACCATCGATCTTACCATCTTTGTTGGTGTCAATCTTGTCTTTGCTGGTCAATACATAGGCAGCACCTACGCATACAGCAAGTAATAAAATTCCAAATAGAACTTCCATAGTCCTCTCCTTGTGGATTATTTATAGTTAAATAATATTATGCCTTATAATTTTATCAAAAATGTAATACTAAATGAAAATACCCCTAGTAAAGAACTAGAACTACTGCCTTTACCATATAGTAAAACTGATTTAGAGCCTGTCCTCAGTGAAGATGCTCTATTTTATCACTACAATAAACTGGCACAAGCTTATGTTGATCGTTATAATAAAAGAGAAGGTGACTTAGACTTTAATGAAGCTGGTGCTTTTTTACATAACCTATTATTTCCTCAATTTCAAAGAGTGGTAACAAGCAATGAACCAAATGGTCCTGCTCTTGATTTTATTAATGAAAACTATAAAAGCTTCGACAACTTTAAAAATAAATTTCAAGAAACTGCCATGGGCATACAAGGTAGTGGATGGGTCTATTTGGCCAAAGACGGTGATATAAAAACTATCACTAATCATCAGATACGCCAAGATATTGTCCTATTAATCGACTGGTGGGAACATGCTTGGGCACTTGATTACAAATGGGACAAAAAGAAATACCTAGAAAATCAATGGAAGATAATTAACTGGGTGGTAATTGGAGCTCGTTTACAGACGGCTAATATCTAAATCACTATTAACACTTTTATCCCAAATAGTACGACGTTCAACACCTTTACGTTGAGCAAACTTTTTACTATTACAATCTTGACAACAATGAAAATAGTTATTGCTTAGTCGTTTAGGATCCATTTTTCCTATTTGCCGTGTAAAAATTAGACTGCAATTGTCACATCGTAATTTTGCCACCGAAGACTTTCTATAATATTGGTGTTCCTTACCTAATTTACTAATTCTTTTAAAACTTTTGTACTCTATTTCAGTGCTAATGTACATAATTTTATTTACATTAAGGTTATAAAAATATAAGGTAAATATGTTAAAAGGATCTTAATATCTATGATAAACATAAGTTTAGCAGCTCAAAATAAGATTTTAGAACTTATTCAAGAAGAAAATAACCCCGATTTAAAACTTAGAACATTTGTTCAAGGAGGCGGTTGTAGCGGTATGAGCTACGGATTTACTTTTGACGAAGATCAAAATGAAGACGATTTCGAAATTCCATTAGGATCAACTAAAATTTTAATAGATGCGATGAGCATGAATTATTTGCAAGGATCAGAGATAGACTACAAAGAAACGTTAGAAGGATCTAACTTTAGTATAAAAAATCCTAATGCTCAAACAACTTGTGGGTGTGGCTCAAGTTTCAGCGTAGCAGACAATTACTATGATAATTTAGAGGTGTAATATGGCAAGGAAAATAATTGATATCGGTGTTCAAGGTAATGATGGTACTGGAGATAGTATAAGAGAAGCATTTAGAAAAGTAAATGAAAATTTTAAAGATTTATATGCTTTCTCTGGAGGAGATGAACAAATATTAAGTACTGATTTACTCGATGATTTCCCTAGTAATTATAGTCCCAATACTGTCTTAATTACTAACGACCAAGGAACTGCGGTTATAGGTAAAACTATTGAAGCAGAAGATACAACAATTGTCATTAATAATAGTCAACCAGATAAGATTACAATAAGATCAGCAGGAGGAAAAGTTGTAACAGATTCTCAACCAAAGTTAGGAGGGGATTTAGACGGTCTAAGCAATGTAATTGCGAATGTTAAAGGGCCAGAAGATTATGCACAATGGAACGTAACTCATCCAGATCAATTACCTATAACTCCTGATGCTGTGGTAATTACTAAAGGATATGCAGATAAAAGATATGTTCAAGTAGGTTCAAGCGGAACCTCAATAGGAGGACAGGTTAGACTAAGAGATGAGCCAAGCTCTGGATTAGTACATACAAAGAATCTTGCAGAATATACATATGGAGATGGAAGAATAAAAATAATAGGGCACGGGTTTAATACAGGATCTAATGGTGCTTCATTTACATATACTTCTACAGGAACATATCTAAATCCTTTAATTGAAGAAGTCGTCGGTGGCCAATTTATATCAGGCAGAACTTACAAAATTACAGATGTAGGTAATACTGATTGGAATCTAGCAGCAGGCACTAACAATATCTCTGAAGAAAAGATTTATCGTTTAGGGGATGTGTTTGTTGCTGTTAATAGCGGTTCTGTAACAACAAATGGACAACTAGGTTCGACAGGAAAGGCGGCTCCTGTTTACTTTATTAGATACTATGATAATGATTTCTTAAGTCTTTACTATAGTTTTAATGAAGCTAGAGAATTAGAGGAAGACACAGTTCTTAATCAATACAATAATAGAATAATTGTATCTCCATCTTTAGATGTTCCAGTATCAGCAACAATAAATGGAACTCAACTAGTTATAAGCTCTGTAACTGGCGGATCTGTTACTATAGGCAGTAGACTAGTTGGTCCAGGGTTAAATGATAATACTTTTATAACCCAACAAGAAGGCATATACACAGGAACATCTGGTATCTATACTATTAACCAAAGTTATTCTATACCAACAAGTACTGTATTTTCAATCAAAAGTGTTCATAGTCTTACTGATGCTTATTTTAATACGGACCTTGATGGATTTTATCTATCTAATGAAGCTGTTCCTAGAAAAAATCTTGTTAGAAGACAAGGAGATAAAATGCTTGGAGCATTGTATCTCTATGATCATCCGTCACCGTTAACAGGAGCAGGAACACCAAACGGTGTAGACGACCTACAAGCAGCTACAAAATTTTATGTGGATAATAGCAGCTTTTCAAGCGATGTTAATCTATATGTAAGTAATAGCGGAAGTGACTTACAATTAAATGTTCCTTTAAACAAACAAGGTAGTGCATTAGCATATGCCTATTCTTCAATAAACAAAGCATGTAGAACTGCTGAAGAAATGATAGAACTGGCACAAAGCGAGCCTGGACCTTATCGTCAAAAAATTTATTACACTATAAATGGTATTCAAAAAACATCAAAAGTTACACAAAAATTATTCTCTGGAGGAAATGCTGGAGATCCATGGGTATTTGATATAATAACATTATTAGATAGGAACGTTTCTTGGATAATAGGAGAAACAGCAGGATACTTAACAATTACACAGCCTTCTATTGTATTCGATTATGACGCACTTAGGTTAAATTTAAAATCAATTATAGACTCAATTAAGTTTGACATGATAAATGATGCTAATTGGTTGAGTATAAACACCGGACGTAGTTTCTTTATAAACGATAGCTCAAGTCAAAGAGATATTATATTAGCTAGTATTGAAAGATTTAAAGTTCTTATTAGAGCAGTTTTAGAAAATGAACCCACTTTAGATAGTTTATTTGTCACATATACTACAACAGAATTTGTTAGATATTATGATGTCGACGCACATACTAACGTAACTACAAATGTTATTAATGACATCATTGCTAAAGTTAATATTATTAAAACAATACTAGAAGACTACCCTACAGAAGGAGCAGATTCTTATCCTACTATTGACTATGGAACAGGTTCTTTAACAATTAAATTTAATACAGATAGTGTAGGAGCAGATCAAGGAATTCCAACAAATATAGATATTACACCTGGAAAAATACTTAGAGGTTTAAGGTCCGGTGCATTAGGTAAAATTACTGCTTATGAACGTAATGCAGGTAATGACAGCTACGGAAACGCAGTAGACATTATAACAGCTACTCAACTTTCATCTAATCAATTTGAACTAGATGAAGAACTAGAGTTTGCAGAATCAAATAAAAAATTACATATTTCTATTTTACTTGAAAGCGGAGTCTATGAGGAAGATCTTCCTATTAAAGTTCCAGCAAATGTTACTATTAGAGGAAATGATTTTCGTAGATGTATTGTTAGACCAAAAAGCACAATTAGTGCAAGCAAATGGGCATCAACTTATTTTTATAGAGATACAGTATTCGACGGACTTGATCTAGCTCCAACATTTTATCCAGATGCTGTAAAATTACTAGTCGACAATAAAGAATTTTTAAAAAGAGAAGTTGTAGCTTGGATAAATGCAACCTATACTAACTTAGCTTATAACACAGGAAAATGTAGTCGTGATGTAGGATTAATTGTAGACGCCATGACCCATGATATTAAATTTGGAGGTAATGGGGAAAGCTATAATGCTGCTAGTCTATACTGGAACGGTAGCGTAAGTAAAATAGGATCAACTGTATTAAATGTTAGTCAAACTATTGAAACTGCTGCTGCAATCGATACAAAACTTAAAGAATTAATTGAAGACATTATAGATGGAAATACTGTAACTAATCTACAATCTGCTATACCACAATCTTTTACATTATCTACAGCATTAGAGGTAGGTAAAACTTATAAGATAGTTTCTCTAGGTATAACCGATTGGAACGAAGCTGCTGGAACTACTGGTCAAACTTATAACCAAGGAGATATATTTGTGGCTGTAGGAGTTAGTTCTGGAACTGGAACAGCTCGTTTAATAGGAGAAACTGCCGCGAAAACTAAGGCACAAAATTTATGTACAGCTATAGGCACAGTAATAGGAGCTGTTAACGGCCTAGATGAGTTAGAAACAGCTTTTAATGGTTACGAGAGTCCAAAATATGGATACCATTATCTGCGAGATACAACTAAACCTTTAAACATAGGTCCTGATTATTCAAATCCAGGTAACTTTTTAAAAGCTGCCTATATGATAGAAAACAATAAGGCATTTTTTCAAGAACAAGTTACAAATTACATTAAATCAATCCAGTCATTGACACTTACAGAAGAAATTAAATCACAACGTGATACCGGATATGTGGTAGATGCTATTGTACAAGACTTACGATACGGTGGACGAGCTGGCGTTATTAATGCAGCAGGTAATTTTTATAATACCGGAAATGTTACCATTAGCTCATATTGTAAGGACGGAATAACATATTTAGGAACCTTAATCGATGCTATACTAAACAACCCAGAAGAAGAACTAGGATTTTCAGGTTCTAATGCCATAACATTTGCAAAAAAACGTGCTCCTGTAACGTATCCTCAGATTACAGACTATGCTATAACTATAGAACCTAATAGTAATAGTATAGTCGAAAATTTAATTAGCTCTGTAACTTATGCTCTAGACTCAGCTAACTACAGTGGATCTAATCCATACAATCCTCCTAAACTTAACACAGAGCTTGATATGTTTATGTTGAACGACGGAATACGTCTTAGTAATGTTACAGGTCAAGGTCAAGGTGGATTTATGTGTGTGTTAGATCCTTCAGGGTCTATCGGTAATAAGAGTCCTTATGTTCAGGAAAGTGCCTGCTTTAGCGCAAGTATCAATAAAAAAGCTTTTAGAGGTGGCATGTATATTGACGGATTTTGTGGACGTTTAAAAGCTAAAATAGAAAATGTTAACGGACTTAGATTAACACTGTCAGGTTTAAACAAGCGAAGACCTGTCGCTCCTACCTCTTTTTATTATAATGGTTTTAGATATCAAGTTGACAATATTGTAAGTTGGGAAGAAACTGGTACAACGGTTATCGACTTAAACGCTACTACTCCTTGGACTAATGGGGAATTAGAAATAATTTTAGAAACTCCTGGAAATCGTAGTATGTTAGCCAACGACTACACACAAATTAACGACTTAGGATACGGGATAGTAGCCACTAATGCAGGACTTACTGAACAAGTAAGTACGTTTAGTTACTATTGTCATACAGCATTCTTTGCCAACAATGGTGGGCAAATACGAAGTGTAGCAGGTTCTAATGCTCATGGTAATTTTGGGTTAAGAGCAGCCGGTGCAGATCCAACAGAATTACCAGACCAAGTAGCATTAAGCTTTGATCAAGCTCAGCCTATTAAAATTTTTAGATACGGAGATTTCAGTACTAAAAATATAAAAAATGACATTATTGTATATGCTAAAAGATATTCTTATATACCTGAAGCAGTAAGTGAACTAGAAATAGAACATGACAGTGTTACTATAGGAAGATATGAAATACGTAGCTCAACAAAAACAGGACTAACTGACAGCCAGTACGACTACAGAGTTACGGATATAGATCTTAGTACAACACCAGTTAAGGTAAAATTTGATAATTTTAATATTTCAAGAAGTACAACTGGTCTTCAAGCTGATTTAACATTAGGTACAAACGCTGTCACGCTTACATCTGGGTCAACTGCTAATTTATTACTAGGCCAATCTTTTACCATTAACTCAGGAACAGGAAACTTCGGAACAGGTGCTTATATCACAAGCATATCTAGTTCTACGAATTTTACTATGAGTGCTAATCATAGTGTTGCAGGAGCCATAACTTTTTCTCAGTCTACAACAAACATTGGAATAGATTCTATTTCTAGAACTGAAATTTGTACAGTGACCACACAATTCGACCATGGATTGACTACTGGAGATTTTATAGACATAACTGACGTAAAAGGAATGATTCAGCTAAACGGTGGGAACTATTATGTTAATGTTCCTAGCACGTTTCTAAGTAGTGCAATAGCAAGTCCTGGTTCAACGACTACCATCTCTGTAGCAACAACTGCTAACTTTTTAAGTATCGGAAGAATACAGATAGGTAGCGATGTATTCACCTATACCGGTAAAACAGAAACTACATTTACCGGTTGTAGTAGAATATCCGGCTCTAGTTCTAGTCATGCACAGTATGCTAGAGTCTATGCTCCTAGAGCAATACAACTTTATAGAGACACTTTAAATGCCCCATTAGATTCTACTCTGTTAAATTCTCATATACCGTATACAGGAAAAATAACTTACGGTTTAAAATTCTATCCCGGAGATATTTTAACATTTAGCGGACTAGTCAACTCAACTCAGCTTAATAAAAAGAAATATATGGCTGTCCCGACCACTACATATAATCAAGCTGCATTATACTCAGATAATAGATCAAGCAATTTAACATCATTTACTCAAGGAAAATTATATACTATTTCCAGTTTAGGAAATACTACCCAGGAATATTGGAATACTTTAGCAGGAACTACATCTAAAAAATATGTTGTCGGCAGTACATTTATAGCCAGCATAACAAGTGCATCGATTGTAGGAACAGGAACAATAACTACAAACAATAGTTTTAAGGGCAGCATAGAAGGAACTGTATTAACTGTTAGTAGCTTATATTTTGGCACTCTTAATGTAGGCGATTATCTATCAGGAGGAGGAGTAGCCAAAGGAACTAAAATTACTGCTACTGCTACAGAAGAACCTGGGAACTTAACTGGATCAGGGCTTACAGGTACTTATCGAGTAAACATTACACAAAGTTTAGAAACATCTTATATTAACTTCTATGACCCGTTAAGTCCTTCTGGAATTACAGCATTTGGAGGAACCTATGGAAATCATGTAGGCGGATCGTTCACTGTAGGACGTCAGTACACAATTACAGAAACCGGAACTTTTTCTGGTGTTGGAGCTGCTACAAATACGAAACTAACAGACTTTGTAGCAATAACAGCTGGAACAGCAGGTCAAGGAGAAGCATATTACGGCGGTTGGGCAAATGAAATTATCAAATATCGAATAACAGATATATCAAGCTCAAGTCCACCAATAGTTACATTTGCTGAACCTACACATTTTGAAAATGGAGATCTAATAAACATTTCAGGAGTTTCTGATTCTTCCTTGAATAATACTTTCTATGTGAGAAAATCAGGTACCATTACCGTTAGTGTGGGTGATTTTATTCCTGGAGAATCTTATAAGATAACTGTTGTTGGAAATACACCATGGGCTGCATTAGGTGCAGTCATTAACCCTATCACCAACAGCTTCTTAAATGTTGTATTTACGGCTTCAGGAACAGGTAGTTCAACAAGTATAGGATCCGCTAGCCTAGTCTATACTCTTGGCCCAACTCAGGCAGCAATTTATTTAAATCAAACTCTAAAAACTCCATTAAGTACTATAGATATTGTCCGAGATGGAAATTTTGTTATTGGAAAAAAATATAAAATAGCCTATTTAGGTAATACAGATTGGAATGATATAGCTGGAACTGTAGGTGAACTTTACACCGTAGGAGAAATATTTACAGCAGCCGCTACTACAAGTAATCCTCCTATTGCTACAAACTTAGGTGAAGCGATATTACAATTTTACGAAGACAATTCTCCAGTGGCAGGAACTAATGCTCTAAAAGGTAGCTTATATAAAGTAACCACTGCTAGCTCAAACTTAACTTATATTGGTGCTACAACAGGTAACGTTGATGAAATTTTTGAAGCAATTAGTCCAGGTACAGTTTTAAGTAGTGCCGGATTAACTGGAGGTAATATAGAACTACTTCCATGGTGTTATGGTGGAAAGGAAATTCTACAATTAGGTCTAGCAACTAGTGGTAGTGATAATAGAAGCAGCACTGGTCTTGTAGAGCAAACACTAGATCATACTAATGCCAGTGTCAAGATTTTACAGAACATGAGATTCAACGGTATTGAAAATGTGAATCCAACACGCCCAAGCACTGCTTTAGAACTAGATGCCTATGCATTACATGGAACACAATCTACTCTTAGAGTCATTGCCTATAATTTAACAAATAGTGCTGGTGATCAACTTCCAGACAATATTGCAATACTTACTACAGACCAATCGTTTAATTATGTAAAACCAAATACTTTAGCAAGTTCATTAACAGGTGGATATGGATCTGCTATCGGTGATACTAAAATTGCTGTAGAACAACTAGGAACAGATTATCTAATAGATTTGCTAAACACAGGAACTCTACGTTTTGTATGGGGAGGAAAAACTCATAGGATCGTAAGCTATACAGATAAAACTCCCACACAATCTGCTTACTTGACTATAGCAGATGTATATGATAATAATAACTTACCTGGTGTAACAGGTATAGTAAAAGCATTTCCTAGCAGTGGTACAGTAACTTTAAGATCAGGACTTCCTTCTGGTAGCACCGGAGCTGTTACTGTTAAGATTAGTACTTGTCGTGCTACAGGACATGACTTCTTAGATGTAGGGACAGGAGGATTTAATACTACTAACTATCCTACTACCATTTACGGTAATCCCAGTATTGAACCTACTGATGCAGTAGAAGTTAAAGAAGAAACTAAAGGTCGTGTATTTTATGTTACTACTGACCAAGACGGTATTTTCAAAGTTGGTTCATTCTTCAAAGTAGATCAAGGTACAGGCACAGTTACATTTAGTGCAAGCATTGCCTTAAGTAACTTAGATGGTCTAGGATTTAAACGAGGTGTTACTATCAGTGAGTTCAGCACTGATAACACAATGACTAATAATGCTGCTGATACTGTACCAACACAGCAGGCAGTACGAGGGTACATTGACAAACGATTAGGCATCGACCATAATGGATCTGCTGTTCCTGTGGCTAATAAAATTGGCCCAGGATACTTACCTTTAAATGGTCAAATTCCTATGCAGTCAAACATTAGCATGGCTGGTAATTACATAACAGGATTAGGAACTCCTTCATCAAGTAATCTTGATTATGCTGCTACTGTAGGTTACGTGACTACACAGATATCTGCTACTGATGAATACGAAGATCTAAAAGATACTGTGGTTAGATATGGTGAGAAGCTTGCTACTATATCAGGATCTAGCGGAGTAAACATAACCTGCTCTGGTCCGACTAATCTTCTTTATACAGACATGCCGATTGTTCTTAATCAACCAGTAGGAGCACTTGCAGCCAGAGTTACTTACTATGTTATATCAAAAACATCCACGACATTTCAAGCGAGTACGGAAAAACGTGGAACTGCTATATCTGTAGGTAGTACAAGTTCATTAAATGTAGACGTCTTTAAAGAGCTAAGAGGATCTTTATTAACATTTACCGGTGCTAACAAAACTATAGGATTTACTGATATAAAAGGAGATATTTATAGTAAATTTACAGCAGACGGAGTTACAACTACACAATCATCAATAGGCAACGACATAGATCCTATCATAGCACAAAGTTATGTGGCAAATGGTATTTCTGTTTATGACGTATCGGGATTTATTAATACTATAACCATATATGGATCACAACCTGGCATAGCTCCCGTAAACTATGTACAAATAAATGGCGAAATTTTTAGCTATACTTCTACGTCAGTGATTCCAATAACTGGATTTTCAAATGCTGGAAAACTTACTGGTGTTACAAGAGAACAGAAATTAACATCTAGACAAGTACACCCTGCTAACTCTACTGTTATTCCTTTAGACACAGCACGTCTAGACTTCCAAATTTCTAAAGAAGTTATTGTAAACGATGACGTGGCACAAGATGCTGCTATAGCTCAAAGCAAATTATCTATGGTATTAGCAACTACTAGAAATGCTGCTCCTACAGGATCGGCAGTAGCTATTCAAGCAGCCAGTGGTCTAGCAAGTTTTGATGACGATAATTTTGAAATAACAAGTGGTTGGGTTGGCATTAAAGCCCAAGGTATTAGCTATTCTGAAATCGTTAATGTTAACGCGAACAGTATTTTAGGTAATCTAGGATCTTCAGCAGCTACAGTGCAGAATCTTACTCCAACAAATGTATTACGACGAAGTGTATGGGATAATTTTAATGCAGGAGTAACAGCGGATCAATTATATGCTTTTACATTCCTTAAAGATTCTACAACAGGAAGCGAAACAAACTTTATTAAACAAGATACTATTACCACTTCGGGAGCAGTGAACAGTTTAGTTAAAACTACCAGTAGCGGAGATATAATAGCAACAGGCTATTTAAATGCTAGCAATATTAGAGTCGATAATACCAAAATACTAGATACGGACTACAGCACCATACAATTTTTTACACCTGGTGGAGTTACATTGTTTAGTTCTGTTGGATCAACAGAAAGCAGTACTCCGGTATTTTATAAAGGTCAATGGAATCCCGGATGGACATTTGGAACATTGACTGGAACGAGTGTATCTGCTGCTGGATCATATAATGGTGTACAACCGTCAGCTACTAGTGGACAAGGTACAGGAGCACAATTTATAGTTATTAAAACAGGAACAGCTACAACATATTCAGGTAATACTACTATCATAATGACTGTTCCTGGTCAAGACTATGATCCTGGAGATACTATAACTTTACCAGGAGCCAGCCTAGGAGGAACAACACCAGCTAATAATTTAACATTTACTTTATCCACTAGTGCTACTTTACATGCTACAACTGCAACAAGAGCATTTAATCTTGCAGGAGGTAATCAAGGATCTTTACCGTACCAATCAAATCCAAACAGTACTACATTTTTAGGAATTGGTAGCCAAGGAGATGTGTTAATAGCAGGAACAAACGTTCCGGCTTGGACAGCACAAACCAATCTAGTAGCAGGAAGAGCAAATAATCTAACTGGTGGAAACAATAGCACACTCATAGGAAGTATGCCTTATCAAAGCGGATTAAACACTACTACTATGGTAGGTCCAAACGTTACCGCTACACGGAAGTTCTTAAAAAGTGTAGGTGATGGAACAAACGGGGCAGCACCTAGTTGGGATGTTTTAGTCAGTGGTGATATTCCGGATAATGCTGCCGATACAACAGGAAATGCTGCAACCGCTACTACAGCAACTTATACTACTATCGTTGATTCTAGTAATGAAAATGTAGTATACTATGTAGTATTTGCTGAAGAGAAATCTGGATCAGAAGAAATTAGAGCAGACTCTACTTTAACTTATAATCCAAATTCTAATACATTAGTGTCAACTAATTTCACAGGAACATTAAGTGGCACATCAACTGGCCTTGCTGGAAGCCCTAGTATTACTGTTACTGATATAAGTGCTAATGATATAGATGCTGCTACTTTAGATACAACTGGTAACGTAGGAATAGGTGGAACTTTATCTGTTTCTGGAGTAGTTAGCTTTACTAAAGGCACCGATTCGTCAAATACCGGAACTGGAACTGTGATAGTTACAGGAGGAATGGGTGTAAGCGGAAATATTTATGCTGGAGCATTATATGATAATGGTAATAGAGTACTTACCAGTGCTGCAAATTATAGTCTGAGTGCTGGATCAGTTAGTGGGGATACAACATCGTATCTAATAACTTTAACTAGTACTTTAGGTTCTACAACTGTAGACGATAGTGTTACACTTACAGCTGGTAGTAATGTAACTTTGTCTAGATCTAATGATGTTATTACTATTAGTTCAACTTGGAAGGAAAATAGCAGCAGTTCAGAAGGTTATGTATCCAGTGGTAGCGGACAGGCAAACAAAGTATGGAAAACAGATGCCAATGGTAATCCAGCATGGCGTGATGATGTGGATACAGATACAACTTACAGTGCAGGTACAGGTATTACATTATCCGGAACACAATTTAGTATAGGACAAGAAGTCGCGACAAATAGCAATGTTACATTTGCTCAGGTAACATGCTCTACATTAGCAGCAGCTAGTGGTGGAAGCACTGTTTCAGGAACCTGGACTTTAGCTTCTGGAGCTAAATGGCAAGCTACCTATGCTGACTTAGCAGAATACTATACATCAGATCAAGAATACGAACCTGGAACTGTATTAGTATTTGGTGGCAGTGCAGAAACAACTATGACCACTACATTTGGTGACAGTCGTGTAGCAGGTGTAGTAACAACTAATCCAGCATATACAATGAACGCAGAGTTAGAAGGCCTAAGAGTATGCATTGCTCTACAAGGTCGAGTGCCTTGTAAGGTAGTAGGAAAAGTTCGCAAAGGTGATTTGCTAACTACTAGTGCTATACCAGGATATGCTGCTAAGGCTGTTAATCCACAAGTAGGAACCCTAATAGGAAAAGCATTAGAAGATAAAGATTATGACCAAGCTGGCATAATTCAAGTAGCAGTGGGGCGTGTATAATGACAAAACAAGTAATTAATGTAGGCACAGCAGATAAAGGTAATGGCGATCCTTTACGAACAGCTTTTATCAAAGTCAATAGTAATTTTGATGAACTATATGCATCGTTGGCAGCAGACTTAACAAATGTAGGTACTAATATTATTCCAGATACAGATAACGTATACGATCTTGGTAGTGCTACACATAAATGGAGAAGTTTATATGTTAGCGGAAATACTATCTACTTAGACAATATTGCACTAAGTGTCGAAGGAGGTGTTTTAAAATTAAACAATCAGGAAGTAGGTGAGTCGCCTGCATGGTCAAATATAACAGGTAAACCTCTTATACCTACAAATTTAGATTCTTTAACTGATGTTAGTATAACAAGTGCAAGCTCAGGACAAGTATTAAAATACGATGGATCTAACTGGGTAAATGGAACAGATAATAGTGGAAATCTAGATAAATTAATTGCTGGTGGTAAAGAAGTTGTATTAATTGGTGGATCAAATCCTTTTGTAACATTTCCCGCAGTGGCAACTGGTGAAAACATCATTATCCAAGGCGCTGAAATAGCATCCGCTAACGGAACCGTGGCAATTACATCATCTGGTTCTGTTGTTGTTAATACCAATGCTTTAACAGCCTTAAACACTTGGACATTCGGCGATGACGGCAACTTAGATCTGCCGTCAGGATTTATCAATTCTAACCAAGTAACTGGTTTAAATCTAAGATCTGGTTATGATGTGCATATCATATCAAACCACATGGATGCTGATCATGAGTGGATATTAGATTCCTATGGCGACCTAACTATACCCGGCGGAATTAAGAGCGAAGGTGCTATCAATATCGATATCAACCTGAGTGATTCTACTCTAAGACGCTGGACATTCACAGAAGGTGGTGATTTAACTTTACCCGACGACGGAACGATACAAGTAAATTATGGTAACTTAAATTTATTTGCAGAAAATTATGTTTTTATAGATAGTACAGGCAATGGTCAGATTAACATTGGAAACGATAATCCCAACGGTACTCCTATTGTATTAGGTAACAAAAACTACGGTGGAACTGTAAATACATACGGTGATTTAATAATACAGGCAGGTGTGATTGAAAGATTTGCAGCGTTAGCTGATGCTACCGGCACCGTAGAACATAGTTGCCTCGACGGACATATTTTTTATCACACAAGTCCAGATGCTAACTGGACTGCTAACATTACTAATTTAGAAATAAGCCAGTTGTATAGTACTGCTATTACCATTGTTATAGAACAAGGTGGTACTGGCTATTACCCTAGTGCTGTAGAAATTGAAGGAGTGTCACAGACAATTAATTGGCAGGGCAACGCAACACCTACCCCCAGCACCAATAGAACAGATGTTGTTACATTTAGTATATTACTAAAAGCAAACGGTTCATATGTAGTGCTTGGACAACTAACAGGATTCTAAATGTTTAGTTCATTCACAGGTTCATTTAAGTTTGGTCGTAGGCGAGTCATACCTTCAGCAATAGTATCTACTAATCTACAACTTTATTTAGATCCTGCTAACGCTTTGAGCTATCCTGGCACAGGCACCACAATCAATAATCTTGCCGCTACCAGTCTTCCCGGTACTATGAGCAACATCACTTATACTGATCCCTATTTCACTTATAATGGATCAAGTTCGCAGATAAGTATCCCTGACAATGCTGTACTAGAACCCGGTTCTGGCAGTTGGACTATGGAGAGTTGGTTCAATATTTCGGCGGTATCTACCAGCAATGTGATCTTAGGTAAATTTAACAATGGCGGTCTATCTCAGAACGTGTCGTATTCAATCAGGACTAATACCAGTAGGAGTTTGTTCGCTCAATTCAGTAACGGTGTTACTGCTACCTTTGTCAATTCTACATCATATACTATCTCACTGAACACATGGTATCAAGCGGTATATGTCTGGACTAACGATGGCGGAACCAAAACTATAGATACTTACATCAATGGTTCTTTGATAGGCACAGTAAATCACACCTTTACCAGCATATTGAATTCCACCAACCCACTATACATCGGTAGTTATAACGGCGGAGAATATTCTCAGTATGTAAACGGTAAGATAGGTATTGTAAGATTGTACAACGCCGCATTATCCGGCGGTCAAGTGCTAGGAAACTACAATGCTACTAAATCCAAGTATGGATTATAACGGTAAATATACTAAAGAGAGCGAGCAATGGCCATACAAACAGTAAATTTAGGAACTTATGCTAACGATGGAACAGGCGACGATCTACGCACCGCTTTTACTAAAGTTAACAGCAACTTCGCAGAATTAGACACACTCACCATTGTTGGTGGAACTAATCTTGGCAGCGGCAGTCCCGTATTTGCAAGTGTTGTAGCAGATGCAGGAACAGGCAATAAACTAAGCTTTCGTAGCATTTCTGCGGGCACAAACATTGCAGTCTCTAACGATAGTAACACAATATCCATCACAACTACAGGAACAATAACTGCTAACCTAACTGGTAATGTCGCAGGTAATGTAACAGGAAATCTTACTGGTAATGTCGCAGGTAATGTAACAGGAAATCTTACTGGTAATGTCACTGGACAAGTTAGCGATATTACTAATCATAAACTATCAGCGTTAGAAGATGTTAGTAATTTCGAACCGGTAGATGGTCAATTTTTAAGATACTCTTCAGGTCTATGGAGTTATACTGGAATTAATAGCGACATGATAGATGAGGGTACTAGTCGACTTTATTTCACTAATTACAGAGCTAGACAAAGTATAAGTGTTTCAGGTGATTTGTCTTATGACAACATAACAGGAATTTTAAGCTATACAGCTCCTACTAATTTAAGTCAATTCATCAATGATAGTCAGTATATTACTTCAGCAGCTCTAACAAGTTATGTAAATAATTCTATATCTACTTTAATTAATGGTGCCCCAGCATTTCTTGACACCCTGAATGAAATATCACAAGCAATTAACAATGATCAAAATTTTGCGGCAACTATAACTAATCAGCTAGCCTTAAAAGCAAATACAAGCTCACTTGCGATTGTTGCTATTAGTGGAAATTATAATGATTTAACTAATCGTCCAATTGAATCTATTCCAGGATCGACAATAGATCTAGGTTCTATAATACCTAGACAAATATCATCATTATTAGAATTAGTAATTTATTCCGCTAATATTGACTTAGGCACATTCATTGACCCACTACCTTTATTATATGATGCTGGAACAATATAAAAATGCTTTCGATATGGAATAAGTCTTCAGGTTATAAATTTCAAGATATCTATGAAAATGAATTTATAGAGTTAAGTTTACCTATAAATTTTGAAAACGGATTTAATGACAGTACTAACTTATCTTTTAAAATAATAAGTGGCACATTTCCTCCAGGACTAAGATTAAAGGATTTTAAAATACAAGGTACTGCACGAGAAGTAACAAGAACAACAGAATTTAAATTTGTTATACGAGCACAATTAGGAACAGACATATCCGATCGTACATTTTTTATGAATGTAATTGGTTCTGATGACCCAGAATGGCAAACAAAAAGTGGGACTTTACAAGTAGGAAATCCTGGACAATTTTTTGTCTTAGACAGTAGTTTCATAGATTTTCAACTAGAAGCTACCGACGAAGACACAGCAGCAGGACAAATTCTCACATATAATATAATATCAGGCTTACTACCTCCAGGTCTTATATTAACTACAGACGGAAGAATAACAGGGTTTATAGAACCAGCTTTATCTATTCCTCCTAAAGATGCAGGAGGAGCATACGGAACCACCATATATGATTACCTAGGATATGACTTTGGTGAACGAGTAGGCGAAGGATACGATAGTTTTCTATTCGAATCTACTAGATATGACTATTCAATACCAGGTTTAACACCTAAAAAAATAAACAGATACTACGAATTTGTTGTAATGGTTACTGACGGTGATAGTAAATTAAATAGAACATTTAAAATATACGTTGTTGGAGACGATCATTTTCACGCAGATTCGTCTGTAATAAAAGTCGGGTCAGGAACATTCAGTGCAGATGCTTCATTTGTAAGGGCACCCATATGGGTTACTCCTAAGAACCTAGGAATTAAAAGAGCTAGTAACTATCATACTTACAAATTAGATATATATGACGATAAAAATTTGAGCCCTGTAGCATACGAGCTAGATAAACTTAACCCTAGACTAAAGGCTATAGCCTATACTACTTCGATCCTAGAAAACAAGATCAATACAAACAAAATAAGAATAACTGAAGTTGATAAGGTTCCTACTACATCAGATAAAGTTTATCTAAAATATTATATTGAAAGATATATTATTCCAGAAAATTCCGGAGATCCTATAGAAGTTATACAGGCAGACGATACATTATACTCAATTTCCAATGTACAAACAATAAGTGACACAGAATATGTACTTACTATATACCCAAATTTAAATATAAGCATTACTAACGGTACAGCCATTGGAATTGGGTCATTAAGTGAACTACCTCCAGGTATGAGTTTCGATGTAGGCAGTGCTGAGGTATATGGTGTTGTTCCTTATCAAGCAAATATTACACAAACTTACAACTTTACAGCTATAGCATATAGATCAGATTATCAAGGCGATCACATTGAAACAGCAAGGTCTCGAAGAACTTTTACGATTACTATTTTAGGTACAGTTGATAATATAATATCATGGATTACAGATCGAAACTTAGGACAATTACCTGCTAACATTCCTAGTAATTTATTTGTAGAAGCAATAACAACTATTCCGAATACAAGTATAATATACAATATAAAATCAGGATCGTTGCCGGCAGGACTATCACTAACATATGATGGACAAATAACTGGAAAAGTTAACCAATATGGTAGTAGCTCAAAACCTGGTTTAACTGTTTTAGACGATACTGAAACTACATTCGATGACGCTTCAACTACAATTGATAAAACATATCGATTTACTATAACAGCCAGAGACACTGTTAACTATGATAGCGTAGATAAAGAATTTATTTTAGAAATTACTACTCCAAAAGAAGAACTATACAGTAACATTATTGCTAGACCTTTTATGAAAATAGATCAAAGAAATAAGTTTAAATCTTTTGTAAACAACTCGGATATATTTGTACCTGAATATATCTATCGTCCAAACGATCCATACTTTGGAGTGCAACAGGATATTAAGATGATAATATACGCTGGTATAGAAACTAAGCCAGCAAGTATAATAGCTTCAGCTATGCTACGCAATCATAAAAGAAAAAGATTTTTAATGGGAGAATTACTTTCTGCACAGGCAAAACTTCCTGGAACAAATACCATTGTTTACGAAGTAATTTACATAAAAATAATAGATCCTTTAGAGCATGATAATAAATTTTTACCTAACATTATCAGAACATCTAAGGAAAACAGAGCAGTAACAGTTGACCAAACAAATGAATTTTATCAAGGACCGTTTGATAATACAAACCCTTATTGGAGTAGACCTGATCCTTTTAATGTTACTATAGATAATAATTTTGTTTTTTCAGGTGACGGATTCACTGAATTTAAATTTCCTAGCAGTATTAGTCGTTGGAGACAAATATTAAAAACTATAGGCCTTCGAGATCGAACATATCTTCCACTTTGGATGCGTACTGTACAAGACGGAAATTTTGTAGAACTAGATTATCAGCTTGCTGCTCCTATTTGTTACTGTAAACCTGGAAAAAGTCAAGACATTTTATTGAATATTAAAAACTATATAGGTAACACTGGTTTTACATTTACACAGTTTGATATAGAGATTGATAGATATATAATTGATAGTGTGACTGGTGATAGCACTGATAAATATCTTGTATTCAATAACCACAGGACTTCTATATCATGAGCGCAATTATTTCTGATACTATCAATGAAAATTTTCCAATAGCTGGAGTAGATAACGATAGTCAAGGATTTAGAACTAATTTTAATGTTATAAAGACTGCTTTAAGTGTTGCCAATAGTGAAATCACTGATCTACAGAATAATGTAGTCAGAAATGACCAAGATAATGATCTATCCAATATATATTTGGAGAATTTTACTGTTCGTAATATGCAAGAAGCTGTAATTACCGGACCAACTAATTTATCTACTAATTTTTGGGATGTATCCGGTGAAAACAGCGGCAGCTACTGGACTGCACAGTCTAACGGAAACGAAAATATTGTTTTAAGAAGCTGGCCCATATCTGGATCAAATGTAAAAATGTACAAGATTAGAATAGCACTAAGAAGCTCGGGAGCAGCAGACGTAATTACATTTTCTGCAAGTGGAGGAACTGTTTGGAGGGATGACAGCACCAAATTTACAGCTGGATCTAGTAATGGAACTCAAAGAATAACATTAAACGCTAGTCAAAATATTCACACTGTTATTGATGCCTGGACCATAGATGGCGGAACAAATGTGTATCTTAACTATATTGGACAGTTCCAAGTATGATACATCCTTTATCTCAGGATCTTGGGAAATTAAAAGACTCTGAGCTGGAATTAAAAATACAAGAACTTAGTCGTAAATATTGGCAGGCACGTAATCCTTATCTACAACAACAAATATCTACTTTCTTAGAACTATATAATGACGAATTAAAATCTCGTAGAATGAAAACCTGGGAACAGCAACGCCAAAATATGGATAAAGGACTTGACAAGCTCATTAATATAAACTAAAATAGGTTTATGTTAAACGACAAATACGGCAATCCTATTTTTCAGGAACAAGAATTGTTTGAATTACTTTATCAAGGTCAGTTAGATAATCTTGACAAACTAATTATAGAAAAAACCACTGAAACAGAAAACATTTCCAATCTAAAATTTGCCGATGATATAAGTTGCACAATAGAAGAGTTTGATAAAACATGTCAGCAAAATTGGCAAATGCCAAAAGAATATAAAGAATTAGATATTAAAGAGCATATATTAAGTTTGTGTCCACCTTGGGATCCAGATTATTCAAGAGTAATAGATGAACTCGTAGAATTTGAAAATAGAAACATGATTGATCTATTAAGATGGCTAAAATACTTTGTTGACTCTTGTAGAAAAGAAAATATAATATGGGGAGTAGGAAGAGGAAGTAGTGTGTCCAGTTATGTGCTTTTTTTAATAGGTGTACATAAAATTAATAGTTTGGGATATAATTTAGACTATAAAGAATTTTTTAGATAAGTATTGATTTAGGAGTTTTACTATGGCAATGAAAGAACCACAAAGAAAAACATATCGCACAATGCAGGGTCAAGAAGTTGATTTAGATAAGCTAAGAATTAAAAACGAATCAGTCATAGCAGTTGGCAATGCGAAAATGAATGCTCGAGGGGATGAATTAGGTCCTGGAGGAAAAATTATTAAAAAACGTGAAGAGGCATCAGCAGAATATTATACAGATAATAAGGATATGAGATAACATGGGTTATGATGTTGTAAAAGGAAAAGTGCGTCCAATTAGAGACCATGTCCTTGTAACTGACCTACAAGAAGAAGGTATTCAACTTAAGTCTGGAATTTATATTCCTAGTCAAGATGGAAAAACTTCTGGGATTAAACCTAGATGGGCAAAAGTTTATGCTATTGGCCCAGAACAAAAGGATGTATCTATAGGCGAATGGATTTATGTAAGTCATGGACGATGGACTAGAGGTATAAAAATCGAAGAGGATGGAAAAGAACTTACACTACGCAGAATTGACAGTGATGATATACTGATCAAATCCGATGAACTACCCGAAGATATATTAATACAAAATGCCTAATCTATTTAAAGATCAATCCGATTTTATGGTAGCTTGCGATCAAACTGTATATGAGATTAACGGACCGCAATTTGCCTTATATAAAAAACTAATAGCAGAAGAAGTTGATGAATTATGGACAGCTAAAAGTCAGCTAGAAGAACTTGATGCTTTAATTGATATTTTAGTTGTTACCATAGGAGCCATACACAGTATGGGAGCCGACGGAGAAGGTGCATGGAACGAAGTTATGCGTACTAATATGGCCAAGATCGATCCAAATACTGGAAAAGTTCGTAAACGTGAAGACGGCAAAGTTCTCAAACCCGAAGGCTGGCAACCTCCTAATCTCAAACCTTTCCTACACGAATGAAATGCGATATCTGCCGTAAAGAATATTCACCTTCTTGTGACTTTCAACAAGGCAGATGTCCACTTCACCCTCCTATTATTGACATTCATTATCTTAGATTTTATAATCTATTCCAAGCAATTAAAAACTTTTTTAAGAGGTAACAATGAAAGAACTGTGGACAGAGAAATACAGACCTAGAACCTTGGACGGATATGTGTTTAAAGATGAGGCTACCAAAGCACAAATTGAACAGTGGGTTAAAGAATGTAGTATTCCACATCTATTGTTTAGTGGCAGTGCCGGTATAGGTAAAACTACTTTGGCAAAAATATTAATCAATCTTCTTAATGTAGAAGACACAGATGTGTTATTTGCCAACGGCAGTAAAGAAGGAAGAAAGATTGAATGGGTAGATAAACTAATAGGGTTTTGTCAAACTATGCCATTTGGAGAATTTAAAGTAGTTATTATTGATGAAGCAGACTATCTTAATGCACAAAGTGTACAGCCTGCTATGCGTAATCTAATGGAACAATATAGTCAAACAGTTCGTTTTATTTTAACTTGTAATTATCCTAATAAAATTATCCCACCATTACATAGTCGCTGTCAAAAAATACACATCGAACGCACTGACATAGACGAGTTTACAGCTAGAGTAGCTACTATACTGGTAGAAGAAAATATAGAATTTGACTTAGACACATTAGATACTTTCGTAAAGGCCACTTATCCAGATTTACGAAAATGTATTAACAATGCTCAAATGAACAGTATCGGCGGTTCACTTAAACGAGAAGAATCCAGTAATGATTCTCAAGACTATCGTATTGAAATGGTAGAACTATTTAAGAAAGGTAAAATAAGTGAAGCACGAAAGCTAGTATGCGGACAGGTAAGACCTGAAGAAATAGAAGATGTTTATCGCTGGCTTTATGATAATGTTGAAATATTTGGAGATGAAGCCAGACAAGAAAAGGCTATTCTTACAATCAAGCAAGGGCTGGTAGATCATTCCTTAGTAATGGACCCAGAAATCAATCTAGCAGCCACTCTTATCAGACTAAGTCATATTAGTTAATCACCGTATATTGATAATATCTCCTTTACGGCGTGATGACGCTCAATGTCTTTGTGATCAAACTGAACTACAGTTAGATATTCTGTCTGTTTATGCTCTTGTAATAATTCGATAAAGTTAATAAGTCCGTTGTCTTTGAGCCTATCTGCCTGATTCAAGTCTCCGGTTACTACCATTTTACTAAAATCACCTAGCCTAGTTAACAACATTTTCATTTGGTTAGGTGTGGCATTTTGCATTTCATCTGCTATAATATAACTGCTTTTAAACGTGCGACCCCTCATATAGGCTAATGGGCTTATTTCAACTACTCCTTCATCTAACATGTTTGCTATATCTTTTTGACTGTAATATTCTCCTAGCACATCAAAAATAGGTCTTGTCCAAGGAGCCATTTTTTCCTGTAATGTTCCTGGTAGAAAACCTAGGTCTTCATCTACACTCACGGCGGGTCTAGTGATTATGATCTTGTCTACCTTACCTTCTTGAAACATGCGAATACCATGCTGGACTGCTAACATAGTTTTACCTGTGCCGGCTGGTCCCACTGCAATGACAATACTCTTATCGTCATTTTGTAGTTGTTGTAGGTATAGTTGTTGGTTTTTATTGCGAGGATTGACATCTACACGATGCTTCTTCGCTGGAAGGTATGTATGAAAATCAATTACGTTTACATTGCTATTAAAACGCTTCTTCACTCTTTTACTCATTAAGTTCTCCCACTTTTGGTAAA